AGAGGAAACGAAAATGATTGAAAAACACTTGGGTGATATAAATACCGGAAAATTCCGCCAAGTTTACAAAGTCGACCGCGGATATTTAGAGGGCGGGGATTATATATACCACAATAACACTACATTCATAATGGCGGGACAACGGACTAGTCGACTCGCCATTCGCGACATGATGTATGCCGATGTATTTGGCACGGCCAAGATTGCGCGAATAACGCCCGACAAATCGTCGTCGGATCCTATGAAAAAGCATCTCGACCTGATTCTTGGGTTTATTGACAATGTTGCCGTATTATGGTCGGGGGCAAAAACATATTTAGTGGATGTTTTTGACAAAACGGGAAAACAGATTACCTCTCTTCCTTTGGAGTATTATTTGAAAAACTTGGGATACCGGATATTTGAAGTATCTGATGCCGAACAACAAATGTATACTTGTAATTTTGTGTGTTTTGACAAAATTGTATTGGCGCAAAATCCGCGATTGGCGGATGCGACGCGAAAACAAGTTATTGTGATGCCAGTGAGTGAACCCAATAAAATGGGCGGCGGACTCCATTGCCTGGTGAAAAGTTTGTACTAATACCCTACAAAAATAACACAAAATCTAATTTTTGTAGAGCATATCTAATAATTAAAGAGAACGCGATGTATTCTTTTTTCTACGATGAATTCTTTGACCTTTTTTTTTAGTTTTACCACCTGATTTTTTTCTTTTGCCGGAGGTTTTGCCATCGAGCTTATCACCATCGTTTCTTATGGCTTGGAGTTTTTCTTCCCAGCCCGGATCGAGAGGAATAGAGGCGGTTTGATTGGAATTTGAACTTAACCGGCTTGCGGCAGGGCTTAAAGCACGTCTTTTGGCAGGGCTTGCGACATGTCTTGCGACAGAGCTTGCGGCAGGGCTTAAAGCACGTCTTTTGGCAGCAGGTCTATCATCATCAAAAATATCGAACGCGTCCTTTATTGTAAATTTTTTATGGCCTTTAGAGGCAAATAACATAAAATATAATTCTCCATCAGTAACTGTGTTATCTCTGTTAATTATAGCTAAAGCCAAGTTGATTAATCTTCTTTCTTCCTCTCTTTCTGACTGCGAATCGTGGCGTATTCGATTGACAACATCATTATCATTCGTTCTAACTTTTGCTAGAGCCAAGTTTGCCCTACACATAGGACAAGTATCGAATCCTTTTTTTTTTAGTTGGTCAAAACAATCTTTATGAAATGAATGCCCACATTGTGTTTTATAAACGTCTGACTCTGTAATCGAGTTTAAACATATTGAGCACTTATCGTCTTCTTCCATATGAGAACTCATTGTATATATTTATTTACCAGAATAAATATATTACTAAATCAGGTTCACGCATATGACTCTTCTTATTTTGTCTTTTTACTGCATTTTCTCCGTGTTTTGCGTAAACGTTTTTTGGAAACCCGCAATGATAGCGTTTGCTCTTTTCTAGTACATCCCGGTGTAGATTCATCATCCGACTCTATATAAATATCATCCCTCATTTTCGACCCCGAGTTTTGCCACAATTGCGTTTGTTTCCCCGAATACGTTTGCGCGTTTTCTTGCGTCCTCCTTCTGAATCATATGGGTCCATTTCAAGTTTGTGTCCTTCACGACAACAAAATGACCCATATATTGAAACCTTACCAATTGGACCAAGTAGGTCAAATAATTTGGCCGGATAAATAGTGTTACCCCGTGAAATGCTACTGTAATTGGGAGAAGTGCCTAAAAAAGCTTTATACAATTGTTCAATCATAAGAACGGGAAACCCTTTTTCGTTCAGTTTATACCCTTCTCTATTTTTAAATTATTATTATCAGATTGCATTATATCCAACATTGTGTTAATCATTGAATTTAATTCAAGATCATCTGTATGAAGACTAAACAAAATGTCAAAATTGGGATATGAATGTTGCCAATCATCAGGTCCACTTGAAAGAGTTTGAATGCATTGTCCAATGTTCCGTTTATCTGTTAATCTTGTTGAATCATAACATTTGAATGATTCTGCCATAGACCTTTCGACCCCCAAACTACTATGTTGTAGTTTTTTTTGAATATCTGTCTTTTTTTCATTTAGAAATGTTTCAGCCATGGAAAAAAGCTCGTTAACGTCTTTTATATCGTTTGTAGTATAAAAACTTTTTTTGGTTACGTATTTTGGGTATTCAACCTTCCACTCTGGACAACAAGACATTAATGGTGAAATACGTCCTAATACTTTTACTTTGGCTTCCGGGTTCTTAAGTTCAGTTAAAACTTCTTCTTTTGTATTATTTAGTTTTGTTAAAGATGACTCAATATCTTTCATTTCTTTATCAAACTTGATTTCTATCCTTGCATACTCATCATGCAAACGTTTTCGAAAATATTTTTTATCATTGCGTTTTAATAGTAGTTTATTTCCGTTATAATGTTGCCTAAGTGAATATTCTTTACTAATAGGCATTTGACTTCCCCACGCAAATATATTTGGAGGTGCAGTTATATATATCTTGTCTGGAGCATATTGTGGATTAATATCTTTTGACATCACAACATCTTCTCCTCCATGTCCGGTACCATGGACGTTAAATTCTAATATATCACGAATTGTTAAATTGCTACCTGAAGTCTTAAGTTTATATGATATATATGATTTTAATAAATCTGAAACATATTCAATTGCTTTTTTGTATCCTCTTTCCTCGAGTATTGATGTAATTAATCCTTTGGCAAAATGTATTCCATCAATATTATTAGATGATTTATTATATTCTTCATATTTTTTTAAAAAATCTTCAAAAGTTTGAGAACTATATTCTTCAGCATAATTCTTAAATGGTATGAATGGTTGTTTTAATAATCCTGGTGGTAAACTACTACTAATTGCGGGTTGCGCGGGTGATAATGGTTTTTTCCATACAGATTCACCTGTACTAGGATTATGCCAATACTTATGGTTTTTTCTTGGTGACCAATATTCTACCCATTCATTTTCCGAACTTTGACTTTTTCTCTTTTGTCCTGGTACTGGTCCTGGTTTTGATTCTAGACCGGGTCCTGTGTCCATAATGTTGTTATATTTTATACCAACATTATACTTAGAAATCCGCGCTAAAGTCAAAGACATCCCCCGCGACTTCCTTGTTTGCCATTGCGTACTCACTATTTGTGCGTTCAAAGAAATTAACCTTGCTATCCACACTAATCAACTCCATGAAATCTAGCGGGTTCGCCGCGCCATAAATCTTCGGCACTCCCAATTGAACACATAATCGGTCGCCCACAAACTCCACATATTGCGACATCAACTTCATATTCATTCCAATCAATCGGCACGGAAGCGCAACCGTGATAAACTCCTTCTCTATTTCTACGGCTTCTCGCACAATGTTTTGCGCATCGGTCTTGTCCAACTTCTCCAGCAATTTGCCATAAAGCATAATCGCAAACTCGGTGTGAAGTGCCTCGTCACGACTGATAAATTCGTTTGACAATGTGAGCCCCGGCATTAATCCGCGTTTCTTAATCCAATAAATTGCCGCAAAACTGCTGCTGAAAAATATTCCCTCTACGCACGCAAACGCAATCAAACGCGTAGCAAATGATTTGGTAGAAGAATCATGCTGAATCCATTTTCGCGCCCAGTCAGCCTTTTTTTGAATACAAGGAAACGTGGTTATCGCCGAGAACAGTTTTCCACGCGTTTCGCGGTCCTTGATATAAGTGTCAATCAAAATGCTGTACATCTCAGAATGAATATTCTCCATGGCAATTTGGAATCCGTAAAAGGCGCGGGCTTCCGCCAATTGTACGTCTGCCATAAACCGCGTTGCCAGATTTTCCATAACAATTCCATCACTGGCCGCAAAAAATGCCAATACCATGGATATGAAATATTTTTCATCATCATTTAGTTTGCTCCAGTCCCCGAGGTCTTTTGACAAATCTACCTCCTCTGCTCTCCAAAAACAATCGACCTGTTTTTTGTACATTTTCCAAATATCTTCGTCTTTCACTGGGAACATAACGTATCTGGCAACATCTTCGTGTAAAAGGTAGTCAATGGGGGCGACGTCGGTATTCATCCTAAATAATATACTTTGTAGATTTTATGTTTTTATTAGAAAACAATTATAGTATTTTTCTTGGAGAAAAATGATATTTTAAACGCACCATAACAACAGACAAATATGTAGATTAATCCGTTTATTAACCAATAAATAAATCAACGATTTATGTAATAATGAGCAACTCAGTACAAATCCCAGCCAATTTAGATACAAAAATCATATATAAAATGTCATTCATCTACAAATCACTTGAACAGGGGTGGAGTGTGAGAAAACGCGACGGCAAATATATTTTTCAAAAGTCTCACGACGGGAAAAAAGAGGTATTCCAAGACGATTATTTAGAAAAGTTCATCATTGAGAATTCGTCGATGGATTCACTGACGTAAATAGCCGAACTATTTCAACTGGCTCCCGATTCTGTTTAGCAACAATTCTTTCCATTTGTTTAGCGATTTCATCCTCTAATATTGGCAGGCGCATATACAACATCGGATTCACATTATGTCCATGTTCATTCACGTATTTATTGTAATTGAATACAATAACTATGACACGAGTAATCGCACCGTTTTTGTTGAATAATTCTTCAAAATTAATGCGACAATGGGGGTCGGTAATTATACACAACATGCTATTGGCAACCACAATATAGTAATCAACCCTCACGCCAGAAATATACAATGGCGCAGAATGTACAACCCCGTCAAATCGGCTTTGTATAAAGGCACAAACCGCTTGTTCTTTTGTCTTGTATTTTGACTGGAAAGAGAGAGGGTCATCTGGATACATTGTCAAGAAACAGGTCGTACAATAACCTTTGAACCTGGGATTTCCTGGATGTTCGGCACACAACTTTGCCGAGCATTTTGCCGAGCCGGGCGCAGAATATTTATTTTCTTGTCGCACCAAGACATTTTTCATGTCATCCAATTTGTGTTCGATACAATACATGGGATACCCAATTTCAGTCCCATATATGGGACGTTCACGACAGCCAATATATTTACAAACTCGCGGCATTTTACTAAATACTGCCCCGACAATAAAAAGTCAGGGCAATCGCGGACTATCAGAAAAACATTTCTCAATAATGTGGTCAGATTGCTACATGCCGCGCGGTGTCTACATAATTGTAGACTAAAAAAATGTTATTAAACTATACATATTTAATATTGCCAATAATTTTTTGAGCGGAGTGCGCAATTATTTAGGAAAAATTATGTTTTGGAATTATATAAAAAACATGGGAGGAGCACTTATGCAATTAGTCGCCTACGGCGCACAAGACGTTTTCCTAACTGGAAACCCCGAGATCACTTTCTGGAAGGTGTCGTACAGACGCCACACCAACTTTGCGATGGAGTCCATCGAGCAGACCTTCAACGGCCAGGCCGATTTCGGTCGCCGTGTGTCCTGCACCATCTCCAGAAATGGAGATTTGGCTTACCGCACCTATGTCCAGGTTACTCTCCCTGAGATTAACCAGGGTATGGGAGCCGCTGGCACTGGCCCGGTGTATGCCCGTTGGTTGGACTACCCCGGTGAGCAGCTGATCGCCCTCGTTGAGGTCGAGATCGGTGGCCAGAGAATTGACCGCCAATATGGTGACTGGATGCACATCTGGAATCAGCTTACCCTCTCTTCTGAGCAGCAGGCTGGTTACTACAAGATGATTGGCCACACCACTCAGCTAACCTACTTGTGCGACCCCGCTTTTGCCGACATCAACGGCCCTTGCGCTGCCACCGGTGGCCCCAGTCAGGTTTGCGCTCCTCGCAAGGCTCTCCCCGAGACAACCTTGTACATTCCCCTCCTCTTCTGGTTCTGCAGAAACCCCGGCCTTGCTCTGCCTTTGGTCGCTCTCCAGTACCACGAGGTCAAGATCAACATTGACTTCAGACCCATTGGCGAGTGCTTGTGGGCTGTTAAGTCTTTGTCTGCTACCGGTACTGATTCCCAGGCTGTCACCACTGCTTACCAGCAGTCCCTTGTTGCCGCCTCTATCTACGTTGACTTCATCTTCTTAGATACTGACGAGCGCAGAAAGATGGCCCAGAACCCCCACGAGTACCTCATTGAGCAGCTCCAGTACACTGGTGATGAGTCGGTCGGTTCTTCGTCTAACAAGATCAAGATTAACTTCAACCACCCCTGCAAGGAGCTCATCTGGGTTGTTCAGCCCGATGCCAACGTTGACTACTGCAATGCATTGGAAGCCGGTTCTACCTTGTACAAGGTTCTTGGACCTCAGCCCTTCAACTACACTGATGCCATTGATGCTCTCCCTCCCTCGATTGCCGTCTTCGGTGGTCAGGCCGAGACCTCTGGTGCCCAAGCCTTTATCTCGGGCAGTGTTTTCCAGATGCCAGGTGCCCTTGATGGCCTTGTGTCCAACGGTGTCGCAACTGGTCTTAACAACCTCGCTGGCTGGGACCACAACGTATTCGATGCTGCTGCTGGTAGCACCAACAACGGCTCCCTCGTCTCCGATGCCGGCACATTCGTGCTCGCTGAGACTGCCCTCAACATGCACTGCTGGGGCGAGAACCCGGTTGTCACCGCTAAGCTCCAGCTTAATGGCCAGGACAGAATCTCTGAGCGAGAGGGTTCTTACTTCGACGTTGTCCAGCCCTTCCAGCACCACACCCGTGCCCCCGATACTGGCATCAACGTGTACTCTTTTGCCCTCAGGCCCGAGGAGCACCAGCCAAGCGGCACATGCAACTTCTCCAGAATCGACAATGCTACCCTCCAGCTTGTCCTTTCTTCAGGAACTGTTGTTGGAACCAACACTGCCAAGGTCAGAGTGTATGCTTACTCTTACAATGTGTTAAGAGTGATGGCCGGTATGTGTGGAGTTGCATATTCGTAAAATTTAATGCGAATAAATGTGCGTTCAAAAGACGCGCAAGTAGATTTAAAATCTGCTACATCTCCAAATTGCGGGAAACCCCTCAAGGTATGAAATACTAAACTTGTCAAGAAATTGATAGGTGGCTTATGATAACAACATAAGGTACAGTAAAAAGTTTCATATTATAGGGCAATCCGCAGCCAGTCTTCTAAGTCCGTTATGATAGGATATGAAGGCGGTTCAACGACTAAATGCTGATGGGCGTGAGAAGAATAATCACCTTCAATGATCGCTTAAGATATAGTCTATCCCCACTCGAGAGAGTGCTGTGCCCTTTTAAAAAGCACAGAGTAGCAACATCCGGAAATGTTTGTTGTGTTATTACTGGTATTAGAGCTTAAATTTCAATTTGTGTTTGATAAAAAAAACCAATGTTTTTTATCAACCCTTTCTTTTGTCAGAAAGCAATCTTATATGTTGTGCTTTATATTCTTCGTCGCCGTATCTTATGTTATTATATGTTGTGTTTTATTTTTTTATTCCTATTAGGATTTAACATGTTTGTGATATAAACACTTGGTTCTGTTTGTGTTTTATTTATTGAGTTTTCATATATTTTTTTGAACTGGTCGAAAAGAACATCATAATCCATTTCTTTTTTCATAATATTACACTGACCGCAACACGCATTTACATTTGCCAAGGTATATCCAATCTCATTATCAAATCGGTCAATGCCATTCATATGATTTTCATCCGTTTTCTTACCACAAATATAACAATCTTCTTTAATTAAATCATAATATTTTTCTTCAGACAATTCAAATATATAATTACGCTGTTCCGCATTTGTCTTGTATTTTGAATAATATGAGCCAGATTGATTTGAAAACGCATCTGGATATCTTTTTCCATTTGTTATCATACTATTATGTGTCAAAATATGTTCAACACGCTGAATAAATGTTATATTGTCCACAGCACCTTTCATCATATTACATTCAGTACAACAGCTAACACAATTATCAATCTCATAACCTTTTGTGCTATCCATACGGTCAACTCCATTGAACCCTTTATCTTGCGTAATTCCACAGTAATAACATGGCTGTTTTGTTATTGTTTCAAATTGTTCAATTGTCAAATCAATACTTCCACCATAAATCCGATTACGTCTATTTAAATCTATTAATGCCACCTTTTCGGGATTTGCTTTATTCCATTCATTCTTAACAGCCACCCGCTCTGGCTTCTTTGAGTTTTTCCTGTCCAGCTCCCGCACATGTTCCTTGTCACGCTTCTCATTTTGCTTATTAAACTCATTGCGACACAATCGACATGTCTTGGTTTCCTGACCATTTGCTCCTACATAATAATCAACTGGATTCGACTTACAACAAACCGAGCATTGCTTGAGTCCATCAACAATATCCGATACAACCGCGCTACGCGCTGCGTGGTCTCGCACCCGCTCTTTTTCCAAACATTCCGCACAACTCCGATTCAAGTAGTCCGACGACAACTGGGTTCGACATCCGCGCAAGTACTTGGCACAAGGTCGTGTCCCCGCGTTGGTACATTCGTCTTCAAACAAGCAAATCTGATGGAGTCCACAATACGCATTGTCGGCGGATTTTGAATGAGTACATCCGGGTTTCCCACATAGGACAATCACTGACGTAGTGCGCAGTTTTTCGCGATTGGAAAAGCCTCGACCATGACATGTAGAACACTGATTTATACCAGGTTCCATAAAATACATCTTCTTACAGCCAGAGCACAGACGCGTTTGCTCGAGCATTGTCTCGGTATAATCGTTCATATACTGGTGATTCTTACAGAATCGTGAGCCAGGTTGGTAATAATTGCGACAACTGTTGTTATTGCGGTCTTTTGCCAAACACTTCATTGTAATATAATTGATGAGTTGGGATATATATAAGATTTCAATTTTACATATAAAATTGAAAACACAATTGTATAATTATTAATAATATATAGTACAGATGGCATTTACAAAGAATGTTGATGAACTGGTGGATATGTTCAAAGCAAAAAAAGATAGCGTCACTAGATTTGTTAGAAAAAACTTTAAGGAAGGTGTCAATTTTATCGAAGAAAAACAATGTGAAAAGTTAAATTATAGAGGTGGCCACAATCGCATACATATGTTGCTTACGGAAGAGGCATACAATCTAGTAAAGAACACATACAATCTTAAAAACCGGTATATAAAAAAAATAAATGAAAATTGCGGCCATGTAAATGTTGTTATGTGTATTGAAACCCAGACAATTGGTTTTATAGAGAACTCATTTTCAGAAGCACTCCGATTAACTCGTCAAAAACGGTTTGGAACATATTATATTGATTTGTATTTTGAAGATTACAACTTGGCGATTGAATGTGACGAAAACGACCACAAAGACCGAGATATAACCTATGAACGCAGCAGAGAACAATATTTATTAGAGCAAAATATTACAATCCTACGATACAACCCAAATAATAAAAACTTTGATTTGTCAAATGTATTACGGAAAATTACAAAAGTATTGTTTACTAAGCTGGAAGCGCCGAGTGTTATCAGGGTTGATTTTGATTCGTAATTGCTTTTGAAAAGC